TTAAACTCGTTAAGTTTATTGATGTTGCTTTCGTTATTGTAGACACCGCTGTACGTAATATCTGATGCACGGTGAGCTTTCTTAAAGTCTTGCGCACTTACCGAAGTAACACGGTTACCTAAAGCTAGTGTTCTACCTGCAGCGGAGTCTCGCACCTTGTAGCTCTCTATACCATTGCCAAAAGCAAAGCAATTAAAAAATGCCGTGTCTACCACACCTGATGTTTGAGTAGATATGTCCTGATTGGTAACATTTCCACTATGATTTCCAAGAGCGTCAATAGAATAAGACTCCGAACTTTCGTACCATATATCAGCCGCTGCATCAATAGGCTCTGTTTCGAATACCACCAAATCATCAGACCGAATTACCTCCCATGTAATCTCAGTCTTAGATTGTTTTTTATCGCTCCTTCCACAAGCAGGAGTTCCTATAACAACAAACCTAATTTCGTCTGTACCTGTTGAGCCTGCTCCTGCATTCTTATACCAACGATACCAAATAGTATCACTGCTTTTGTAAGCATTTCCTCCGTAATTATTGTTTGCACTATTAGTCGTAACAGGGTTATATACATAAGTAAAGTCAGGACCTCCACCACCTATAGTGGCCTTACCGTCGTCCAATGAAGCCTCAATGTTATCTCCATTAAACCAATCAATTATATCGTCGTAGTTAGCGCTTGCCGTAAAAGTTTTTTCTAACTCATATATTCTTTTTCCGCATGTTGACTGTTCGCCATCCTTTCTTCCTAATCGAGTGTAGATAAATTTAAACTTAATTCTGCTACCTGCAGGGATATCAAGGGTCTGATAGTTTCCGCTTGCGTCTGCACTTCCGCTAAGCCCTAGATAACCGACTGTACTAGCAACATCTTGAATTTCGCTTATCGCTGTAGTAGTTCCCGGATTAATAAATGAGTTTGCTCCTAGCGTTGCGTTAAACCCATTAACCTTAATCTTAAGGTAGACTCCTTGAGGAACTATAAATGTATCATCTGTATCTAAAATAAAACCTTCTTGCTCAACGGTTTTATCAAGAACAGTTGCATAGACACATCTTAAAATAGGACCATCAACATCCTTCTTAACTATCAATCGTGTACCCTCCTGAGACTTAGCGGCATTCTCGCCCTCTACCAAGAAGTAGTTATGGGCCGTAACAGGGTCAAAGAAGTATATGCTAGAGTATATGGTATCATAAGTGTCGGCATCAGCCTTAGCCGCAAACTTATACCTAGTAGCAAAATAAGGAGCTATCTGAGAAGGTGGGATAGTTATGCGAACACTATTCTTATTAGTAGAATCACCACAAGCAAAAAACGCTGTGTTGTTATTGCTAGTTAGTACAGTACTAGACCTACTAAACTTATCCATATAAATTATCCCAAACTGATACCCGCGATTACTGTGAAGACTTTCGGTATTCTCTTCTTGTTGGAAGAATGCCTCAAGAACATTGATACTGCAGTACTCATATACACCCAACGAAGGAGCAGATGTACTGTCCACATAGCGCATAGCGGGAAACTGAAATGTAATATTGTCACTACCCGCTGAATGAGTCAATCTAACAGGCTCTGCAGCACTGTCAATTCCGCTTACATATTTACTTACAGGGGAGGGAACGCCTCCCGTTAATGCATCTAAAAGATTACAATTAAAAATGTCCGTTAAAGTAGTTCCGGTACAATACAAAGTTGGGTCGGTCTGTATATTACTAGCAGTACCTACTGAGCTTGCAAATGATGGCGAGTTAAATAACTCAGTAACATTGGCGTAGTTCGCGGGAAGCACATATCTCCACGTTACTTCTGTTCCTGCAGTTTGAACCGTAGGAACATTAGTCATACCACCGTTTTGAAAAGATTGGTGGTTAAACTGAAGCGAAATAGTAATTGCTGAGCCTTGCTTTAAGAGGGTATTTACCGGAGTAAGAGTCATAAAAAATACTGATTCCGGGACTTGATAGTTAGGCGTAAGTGTACCGTAGTTGTATACCCCCGTCGCCGGTGTAATACTAGTTAAATCTGTAATTCCTATCTCTTCTCTTATCTCTGACGTTTGATAATCAATTTGAGTAGGATTACTTGCGGTGTCCCTTAAATCCCAACCCTCAATATAGTTCCCATACATAAGGCGGTTACCCATAAGGGTTTGAGCCTTAGCCAATAAAGGAACGTTGTCATATAATCGTAGGATTTCATCGCTAGGGAGAACCGTATATATTTTGCTATTAGTAAAAGAGTAATCGTATGTAGTATTATCTACATATCCCTCTTCTAACTTGTCAATCTTTTCAATTACACGGATAATATTATTGGCTATCTCTTTAAAGAGAAGGTCTACTCCTTTCACTAAACTATTCCCTGAGTTAAAAGAAATAGTGCAGGTATTATTTACGTTTACCATCCCTTCATTAAGAAAGGAGTCTTGGCTTAATTCGAAAGGACCGGGAGAAAAAGCAGGCTTAGACCAACTAGAAGTAGCAGAATACTCATCCTCACCATACCTGTATCGATAGGCAAAACATATAAACCTCTCCTCTAAAAAATTCTCTTCACCCCCAATAAGAGCAGGAGATATATCAGGAGACTCAATAGGAGGAGCCTTAATAACCAATATATCGTCATACGTTATAGGGTCATCTACATAGGCGGTAGGCTGCGGGTACGATTTCTTAACGTTAATCCTGCGAGGAGGATTAAGGTTGTCTGTAAAAAACAAAAGGTCACCCACTAAATTGACTCCATTAATAAGATACTTTTCGTTGAAGTTAAGGGTGGTATTTACCCCTCCGCCATCATTACAGCTTACAAGGTGATATGTAGTAGCCCCCGTGATGGTGTTATAAGAAACAATGGCATCTATTTTCCCTGTACTACTTGGGAATCCTGAAGGCTGATGGACAAACCAATAGATAGTCTCTTCAGCGCCATCCTGAAATGCGCCTATACATCTCGCATTGCTTCCAAAGGAGACATTGTTAAAGCTTAAATCTAGAAGCTTAGTATTGCCCTCCGAGTTTTCTACACTTCCGATATCACTTTGAGATGTAGAACCCAATCGTATGTTTAAAGCATCGACATACTCTCCATCAGGAACAAGACGCTTATCAAGCGCCTTATTCATTCTACCCTGTAGGAAGCTACGAGTTGTATTCGCCATGTTATTTTATCCACTTGTCCTGCCCACGCAGATTCATTAACAACTTACCGGGGTCTATACCACTCATACGAATCTTAGCGTTTCGAAGAAGGGCAGCCTTTTTCTTTTTCGCTCGATTCACAACGTACTCCTGAACACCAAACTTTGCATCTAAAATAGAGTATTGGATATAAGCATAGATGTACTCTTCAAACATTTTGTTGAGGCTTATCTCTGAATTAACACCATTCTCCATGCCATCAGATACATACTCAAGGATACATAGCTCGCCATTCATCTCTGAGCTAAAGTTAATTACCCCCGACTTCTTGTTGATGCTAAAAGTGGGATTGGCATTAGCCGTCTCGGTGTTAAGACCAAACCGAGCACCAATCTGATAATCAAACCACCACCCTCCATCTACATTGTACCCCTCCATACCATCGAACTGAGGATTGTTTTGATTGAGGTAAATGCTTTTCTTTTGATTTGTAATCCTATCATAATCAATGTCCGAGAACTCAGGACGAGCAATGTTTCCATCAATATCAAAAAGAATATTGCAATCATTATCTTGAAGGTAAGCGTTACTCCAATTCGTTTGGATGTTCTCGGTCAAAGGGCGAAGGACTCCATTCTGATACAAAGACATGCGAACCCAATTGACATAGTCAGGAGGTAAGACATAGCGAAGGGTCTGACATACAGAAAGCTCAAGGATTTTTATTTCCTTAAGAGCATCATAGTTTAGCTCCTGAATACCACGCTTAGCATGGAACATAATTTTGTACCGCTCCTCGTTATTTACGAGTGAGTGATTCCCGCTATACATAAGAAGGAAGTTGGTAACGATATCAGCTAAGCTTACATACTGATACGAACCCCAATTTGCATTCTCAGGGTCTACGCCTCCGTTCTCATAGTATTGATAGTCAGTAATATATGCCATAATGATTATTGTTGTTGGTCTAATGTCTCCTTAGTGGTAGCATACGAAACCACAGTCGCCTCTCGAATTTCCATGCCCGCCATCTGAAGAATCTTATTTACTAAAATATACTCATCATCAATTGACAACTCAAAATCTTGATAGTCTGCCTGACTAGAATCAAATACAGGTTCTCCGCCCGTCACGTTAGTGAAGGTCCACTTAGGAGCAAACGGGTATCGGATATACTGAGCCTCAACTGCAGTAAGGATATTAAACGTAGCGGGGTATACAGTTAATAATGCCCCCGCCAAGGTATAAGCAGGGTATGTAGAGTCAGGCGCTGTTAACAATGAGTTGTTTAAAAGAGTAATCTTACTATGAGTTATAGCCTCTGCCTCTCCCGTAAAAGTTCGTGGTGTAGTTGAGGTGTCATAGCACAGCACTTTATTTAAAAGATAAAAGTCATCTCCTGTAGAGTTGACCCCTTGCTGTGTAGATGGTAAGTAAAACTGACTGTCTACATTGTGAGGTAGGTTTCTCGTTACAGAAAAGTAATCGATTACCTCAAGCATCTGCTTAGTCATATTGGCATACTCCGTGCCTGACTTCCTCATATTTTCGTTGTTAATAGCAGTATTGTAATCAGAGAAATATTCATCGAACAACTCTAACTGCGCTTGCTTGGCATACAGATTAAAATCTTGAGGAGAGATATATCCGTAATTGTTCTTGTTTAGGATACCAAGAACTGTATTTCTTACCGAATTAATCATGGGGGGGCCTTTTTTCAAAGATAGATAAAAAAGAAAGGGAGCCTATTGGCTCCCTTCTTCTCTTGCAATATAAAGTTTCAATGCTTACAATGGAGAAATAGTAAAGTCAACTGAGTTGTTAACGACATCCTGTGGGTTAGCCCACTTTAAGATGTACTGCCAATTGTTTCCGGTATAATGAACCTTATCCGTAGGGTATCCTTTGTTGCAATCATTATCACAAGTTACATGCATCGCATTATTCCAATAGCCATATGACATTTGGAAATTACCCGTAGCAGGGTCGGGCTTTCCAATAACAGCCGAAGGGTCAGGATAGCAAGTAAAAATAGTTCCTGATGAAGAGTGAGTATTAGAAGTCAAATCTGCTGATTGACCCGCAGCAATGTCTACCCACACATTAGGCTTGTCTACACCAAATGTTTTGTGGCACCTCATGTCCGCACCCGTAGAGTTGGTAACCTTCAAAGTTACAGTAACAGGGTCAGAACCCAAATCAATTACTTCAGGACTAGACTCTTGACAAGAGACTAAGGTCACAAAAAGCAAGAAATAATAATATTTATATATACGCATGGTAAATTATTTTTTGGAAAGATACGATTCTAAAGTTTGTAAAGATTCTAGCCCTTCATCAGTAAGGAAGTACTGCTCACACGCATGGTATGGGTCGTTTCCAAACGGAATGGTAATCATCTTCTTTTTATTGCTTGGAGTACTAAACCAAATCTCGGTCTTGTCTCGTCGGAAAGACAATAGACCATTAGAGAAGAACCCTTTAACATTGGATTGCAACGAAAGGTTAGGGTCATTAAGAACCTGCAAGAAATCACCCGGATTGTTCTTGGCAAAAATCAATAGGTCTCTACGTAGCTCAGCGCTAGTTTGATTGCTAGGGTCAATACCAAAAGCTACGCGAACAATGTTTTCCACCTGCTCAATATCTAACTCACGGCATGCGATTAACGCATCTACCTCTGCGTTTAAAGTAGCAATTTCATCAGCTGCTTCCTTCTCTTCATTAATCTCTTCGAACTTCTTTCCGTTTAAAGGATGAAGCGCAAGGAATTCTTGAAGCAATGGGTTAGTTCTTGGTACGTGAAGAAGGCCATCAATAAAAATGATAGGCTCTCGAAGTACGTTTGCGTCCTGCTCGTCTTCAAAAATTGATTTCTGATTAGGAGAGTATCGCATTACACGATTAGTTCCGGTGTCGTCATCCCAATATAGGAGTGGGATACGGCGACTTCCCGCTGCGGGAATAAAAAATGACAATGGAGTAGCCTTTGTCATGAGTCGATAAAACCTATCGATAGGCTTGAGTTTCTTTTGCATAAGAATGGATTTGATTAAATTAAAAAAGATAAGAGAGGGGAGGGATTAAACCCTCCCCTCCTTACCATATGATATCTTACTCTGTGAAGAGGAAGAAGTTGTTAGCACCTAAAGTGCAAACCGTTCGCTCAGACAAGAAGTGAACCTCCATCGCATCCAAAGATGAGTTAGACGCTCCGCCTGCAGAACCTGTAATCCAAGTCTTGTAACGACGGTCTTCAGTTTCTGAAGCGCGGTACCGGACGTGAAGGAAAGGTCGCTTAGCGTTCTTACCAAGAATTTGGTCATATACAGATGTAGAACCTGCAGGTACCAACAAACCGTTGATACGTCCTGAGCCTGCGCCACCCGCAAGACCACCACGCATTGTTGGGTCGTTCAAGTATTTCCAATCTGACTTAGAAGTCATAGCCACGGCGGAATCCGGTGAAACCAAGATTCAAGGCCATGTCCTTATCGTTGTCAAAAAGACCATACGATGTACCACCTGCTCCGTAAGAGTTCTGTGCAGCCAACATATCGTCGATATCGAATCCGAAGTCACGGTTGACGAAAACTACGTTCTCTTCAATCGCTCCCTGCTTATCCAATCGGCTAATGATGGTGTCCCACTCTGCCAAAGCAGCAGGGTTACCTCCGTTGTAAACGTTACCACGGTCGTTCACTACATAGAATACACCTTCAGAACCTGCAGCAGTATTGCCTGCAGCACCTGCAGCAGCGTTACTACTCAAGGCAGCCAAAGCTCCTGAACCTACTTCAGCAGGAACAGCTTCAAGCATCGCTGTCTCCAAGTGGTCATCAAAACGAAGGCGAGTCTCATGCTCAGACTTCAAGTACCACAGGTATCCTGTTGCACCATTCTCAGTCGTTACTTCAACCCATCCGATTTGAGCCATATCAGAACCTGATACCGCATACTTGTCCTTGAGGATGATTGGCTTATTCTCGAAGAATACGTCATCAGACTCTAAAGAACCATCCATCCCCGCAGTTCCTTTAGCGAACTCAGAACCATAGATAAATACAGTGTACTTATTTGCTGCGGCTGCGTTTGCGAAACCTGCTGCGTCATAGAATGCAGCGGTGAAAGTACTGTTAGCAGTGTTAACTGCAGTTACAACAGCTTTGTATTCACCAACTACAGTAGTACCTG